TAATGTATGAACATTTAGTTCCTGTGGAAGCAGATAACTTAATGAACCACAATACAGTTGATTTTGTAACTTTAATTAAACCGACGATACACTGATATGACAACAACAAATAAAAAAATATATGATTTAGCTAAAGAATTAGCTGGCTCTGGTAGAGTAACTCTTGACACAATACAAAAAGCAAAAAATATGTTAGAAAATCAAAGCGGTAATGCTGGAGAAGCAGGAGGATCTACTACAAAACAAGGAGTTATTCCTAATGGTTCAAATCTACTTAACATATTAACCCCTGAAATGGGTAAAAAACCTCGAGAAAGATCCCCTAAAAATAAAATGGCTAAACAGTCTCCGCAACTTATGCCTACACAAAAATTAATTGAAAGAAAAGTTCCTAAAGGTGAAAAACCTAATATGCTCGACGTAGCAGGTGGTGCTAGAACAGTTAGAGCTGCTAAAGGCGGTTTAATGAGTAAGAAAAAAAGTGCTAAGAAATCAAGAAAAGCAGGAAGAGCCGCTAAACGTGGTTACGGAATGGCTAAACGAGGTAAATAATGGGTAAGTTTAAAGACCAAGATTTAAATATAAAACAAATTGGTGAGTCTGCAAAAAATTATGTAAATTTAAAAAATAAACTTTCTAAAAATGTATCTGTTATTCCTACAACTAAAGAAAAAGTAATAGGTCTTTTTCCTTTTATAGGGAGTTCTATTACTAAAAAAGCTAAAGGTGGCTCTGTAAAGAAAAAAAAGAAGTTTCCTGACCTAAGTGGTGACGGAAAAGTTACTAGAAAAGATATTTTAATGGCTAAAGGGGTCATTAAAAAGAAAAAAACCAAAAAAAAGGTAAAAAAGAGAGGATAATATGGCAATAAACAACCCAAAACCTAAATTTATCAATGGATCTATGTATCCGAATGCAAAAATGACTGTTTCTACTGACATGAATCCTTACAAAGGACCTCATGTTAACAAAACATCTATTGCAGACGTATATAGTGCGTCAATGGAAGGTCCAAAAGTTACACAAAACTTAGGATCTGGACCAAAAGGTCAAAGAAGTAAGGTTCAAATTAAAAAAGTAGCTTTCAAAGGCTTAAAATAGTATAATCCCGTTTTAACAAAGGAGGTTTTATGAACCTATTAAAAGATCTATGGGCACACATTAAAGAGTGGTCTGACTGGAAGATGAAAGATTGGATTAAAGCGGCTATTGTTGCAATAATAGTAATTATTGTAATAGGTCAATTAACTGGTGGAGCTGCTTAATGGCTTTTGGCCTACTTTCAGGTTTGTTAGGAGGCAAAGACGGAGCACTTAAACAAGTTGCTTCCGTTATCGATTCAATTCATACCTCAGAAGAAGAGAAATTAGATAAAAAAATTATCATGCAACGCATTCAACAAAAGCTTGCGGAAAAACAATTAGATGTTAATGCAAAGGAAGCCAGCCATCGCAGCATATTTGTTGCTGGCTGGCGACCATTTATAGGATGGATTGGAGGCCTTGCGTTAATGTTTGAATTCATTCTATCTCCCTGCATAGAATGGTATAGTAAATTTGCAGGATTAAACTTAACTGCTCCAGAAATTCAAACTGGGCCCCTTCTAGCAATTGTCACTTCAATGCTCGGCGTGGCGGGAATGAGAAGTTTTGAGAAGGCGAAAGGATTAACAAAATGAGTGCAAAAAAAGGATTATACGCTAACATTCATGCCAAAAAAGCAAGAATAAAAGCAGGAAGTGGTGAAAAAATGCGTAAAAAAGGAGCTAAAGGTGCTCCTACAGCTAAAGCTTTTAAACAAAGTGCTAAAACTGCTAAGAAAAAGCCTAAGAAAAAAACAAAAAAAGGTTAATGCCTTTTAAATCTGAAAAGCAAAGAAAATATTTGTTTGCAAATGAGCCAGAAATCGCTAAAAAGTGGGCTAAAAATTACAAACATGGTGGTTTTGTTATTGTAAAACCTAGGGGTTTTGGACGCATGCTACCTAATAAAAGACCAAAAACAAAGATATATACATGACATACGACGAATTAGTTGATTCCGTAAAATTATCCGAAGGCTTCAGAGATCATGTATATAAAGACACCGAAGGCTTTGCCACAATTGGTTGGGGTCACAAAGTTGTAGACGAAGATAATTTTGTAGAAGGTGAAACTTATTCTGAAGAAGAGCTACAAAAAGTTTTTGATAAAGATTTAAATAATGCAATAGGTAAAGCTAGAACACTTATGGAAAATAATAATGTTACTGATTTACCTACAGCTGCTCAACATATCATTACTGAAATGGTATATCAACTTGGCCCCACAGGCGTGTCCAAGTTTCGTATGATGTGGAAATGCCTGCAGGAAAGCAATTTTATTGGTGCGAGTTACGAAATGCTCGACTCGAAATGGAATAAACAAACTCCAAATCGTTGCAAAAAATTAGCTGACAAAATGAAATTATGCGATTAGAAAATTTTTTTACTTATTACAAAAAAGAATTAATTAGTAGACAAACAGCGGTAGAACAAGCTATATTACAAGGCGTCGCAAATTGGGACGAATATAGGTATTTAACAGGTAAGTTACATGCCTTGAAACAAGAAGTACAGGAACTCACGGACCTGCTAAAAAAACAGGAGCTATCGGATGAATAAGCCAGCAAGCAAATTAATTATGCCAAAGCATATTTGGGATGGTAATAAAAAAGAAAAAATTAAGAAAGACATAGAAAAAGTACCTCAGCCAACAGGATATCGTCTTGTTTTATTTCCTTTAAAATTAGAAGGAAAAACAGCAGGAGGAATTCATTTAACAGATCAAGCTATTGAACAGGCATCTGTGGCAACTAACATTTGTAAAGTTATTGCTGTAGGACCTGATGCTTATGTAGATAAAATTAAATTTCCTAATGGAGCATGGTGCAAAAAAGACGATTGGATTATCATCACAAAATATGCAGGTTCTAGACTTAGTATTGACGGTGGTGAACTTCGTATAATCAACGACGATGAAGTACTGGCAGTTGTCGAAGACCCTAGAGATATTTTGCCAGCTAATTTAATGTAACATGGAGAGTTCTATGCAAGAAGTACAGACGAATAAATCAGAACAATTAGTTCCTATAGATACATCAGGTAATGCTGTAGATGTAGAACTAAAAGAGGAAACATCTTCTACTGTCACACCAGTAAATGAAAATGATCCTATTGTAGAAGTTACTGGACAAGAAACAACTACAGAAACAAAACCAGAAGAGTTAGAAGAATACAGTGCGGGTGTAAAAAAACGTATTGATAAACTAACTAAAAAAATGCGTGAAGCAGAACGCAGAGAAGAAGCAGCAATTGAATATGCAAGAAAAATTCAAGGGCAGTCAAAAATTCTTCAATCACAATTAACACAAAAAGATGCTTTATTTGTAGAAGAAGGTACAAAAAAATTAGATGCTCAAGAAGAGTTTGCTAAACGTGCCATGCAAGCTGCAATTCAAGAAGGAGATACAGAAAAACAAGTAGAGGCTCAACAAGCCATGGCTAAAATGGCTATTGAAAGAGAAAGACTTGTTGCAGAAAAAATTCAACTTGAAGCTCAAAAAGCACAACCTCAGCAACAGGAACAACAATATGTAGAACAACCTGTTCAACCTCGTGCTAGTGGAAAAGCAAAAGATTGGGCTGATAAAAACGATTGGTTTAATAATGATAGAGCTATGACATTCACTTCTATGGAAATTCATAAGGATTTAGTGCAAGAAGGATTTGACGTAGAGAGCGATGACTATTATAATGAAATCGATACGAGAATTCGTAAAGAGTTTCCTCAAAAATTTGGGGAACAGCCAAGAGTTACTCAAAAAGTAGCATCGGCTGTAAGAACAACGTCCAATGGACGCCGCACTGTGAGACTCACACCTTCACAGGTAGCTATTGCAAAAAAACTTGGTGTGCCGCTCGAAGAGTACGCAAAACACGTGAAGGAGGCGTAATATGACTGAAATAAGTAAACAAAAAACCTCACGCAAATTAGAGACCCGTGAATTAAAAACTCGTAAAAGAGGTTGGGTTCCACCATCTAATTTAGAGGCACCAGAACCACCAGAAGGTTTTCACCATCGGTGGGTACGATTTGAATTTAGAGGAACACAGGATGAAAAGA